GCCCAAAGAATGCCCTTTCTCGAACTACCGCGCGGTCCTCTTCGATGACTTTTTCGATCGGCTCGATCTGCCGCAGTAAGTCGGCCTCCTTGCGTGCGGCTTTGTCCCGAACGTTTGGAGAGATGATTTTGCCGGCAAAGCCGCGGATATCGTCCTGGACCTTTTCGAGCTGCTTGGACAGTTCCGCAAGCTGCTCGGCGCTGGTCTTTGCTTGCTCCGCGCCGGACTTCGCGGCTTCGGCTTTCAGACTTGCCCGGATTTGCTGGCTGACTTCCTCCGCGATCAGCTCGACGACGATGGCAAAGAGCAGCTCGGCAAGGCCCTTGGCAACCGGACCGGCCGCGACCGCCGCCGCCTGACGAAGCGCCGGATCGTTTCGCGGGTTGCCGCCAGATCCGTTCGCCAACCGCGCGCCGCCCGGAATGAAGTTCGCCGTCCGAAGGCCGGCTGTCGGCACGGCGCCGGTCCTTGCCTGGTCGAGACGCCCGACATTGCCGAGGGTTCCGAGCCGCGCGCTCTCCATGGAACCCGCCGCCCGCCCGAGGCGCAAAAGGCCGCTCTCGACCTTGCTGATCCCGGCGGCCACCTCCCGGCTCTTCCTCCCGATCTCTTCCAGGGAGCGCACGACGCGGCGTGCGCCGGCCTCTGCCGGCGCACTGTCGATGGCAATGCGGACCACACGTTCGACCATGCTTCGCTCCTACAAGAACGGCGGTCCAATGACCTCCATCCTCACCGCTGTAAACTGCATTTGGACGAATTAGAAGGGGATGGGGTTTGGTACGGGGGGATGGTACCAAACCTGTAGACTACAATGCCAATCTGGCGGTTCGCCTTCCCAAGTTTCGAAAAGGACCCGGATCAGGGCCTCGTCGTCGAATGCGAATATGCGAAAGCTCGTTGTTGTGGATTGGACGTCGTTCTTACTTCGGGCCTGGTCCACCACGTTGTCCCTCACCAACGTTGGCTTCCCATACTTATGCTGGATAGCGGAAACAAAATAGTACATCTCCGTGGCGCAGGATGCGAGGTGGATATTTCTTGATGTTATCTCGACGACGACGTCCGACGCCAAATTGTCGTGGAATGTCTGAATGACCTCAAACTTCAGATCATTGAGAACGATGGTTGGACCAATGTGATCATGGAGCGCATGTTCATATCTCAACCACTTGCCTTCCTGTTCCCACTTTCCCTTGCCGCCGATGGCGGTCCAAGCCTCCTCCTTGGTCATGCCGAACTTGATCGGCCCGAAACCCATCAATTCCGCGCCGACGACCGGCGACGCCGCGCCAGCGACAAGCGCGAAGAATATCACGGCGGCATGGATCAACGACGTCTTTGTGCGCATGACTTTACCCCTCGAGATTGCCTTTGGCCCCTTGGACATCCAATTCCCTATGTCCGAACGATCGAACGCAAGTTGGGAACCGAATAATTTGTTCCCTTTATGTTCTAATCTAAGAGAACTCCGGGCGCGCGTCAACCGCGGCGCGGGCACTGATGAGGGTCCGGGCCAGGGCATGGCATTCGGGTTAGGCGTATCGGGCTCCGCCTGGCCCGCCAAGCCGCGCTCGGCAACAGCAGCGCCTCACGCGCCGAAGTAGTCGAACTGGATCGTCGCGTTGGTCGCCGGGTCGACCTCGGCCTCGAAGTCGAAGGACTGCTCGACATCCTGGTTCGGGCCGCCGATCGGCGCGCCGAAGCTGGACAGCCGCACCCTGGGCAGGGTGATGACCAGTGCGTTGCCGGCGGCGTCGGTCACCCGCCAGTCGATCTGGGTCGGCGTGTGCGCCCGGTACCTGGAGATCAGCGCGCCGTTGATGAAATAGGCCGCCAAGCGGCCGGTCACGTCGGCGTCGCCCAGGCCGATGCCAGCGGCGCCCGGCCCGTTGCCGATCGCCCGCTGGACCCTCAGCCCGTTGTCGAGCGTGAAGTCGAGGGCGCGGATGAAGGCCGAGGGCGCCGCTCCCGCCTCGCGGATGAAGCCAACATCGGTCACCGTGTTGACCACATCGCCGGCGGCGGCCGGGTTCGGGGCGCCGTCGCCGACCGAGCCGGCCGAGGGGTCGTTCATGTCCTTGCCCAGCACCGAGAGCGTGCCGGTCACGATGGCGTCGGTCTCGAAGCTCATGGCGAGGCTGGCGAACATGTTGCCGAGGAAAGCCAGGTGCTGCGGCGTGGCGATGCCGCCGAACAAGAGCTCGAAGACGTATGAATGGGCCGTCGTGCCGTCGCGCAGCATGCGGCCGTTCATCGTCTCGTCGCCGCTGCCGGTCTCGGTGACCAGGCTCGCGTCGACGATCACTTTGTCGTCGCTCGGCTTGGAGGTCACTTGGAAGATGCCGTTGTTGGCCGGGTCGGCGAAGCCGGCGGTCTTGAGCCACTGGCCGGCTTGCACGGCCGCGAAGGCACCGGCCGCCGGCACGTCGTTGAAGGAGTGGTCGACCGCGGAGGCGTCGATCGCCTCCGGCCCGATCGCGAGGTCCGCCGTCCAGCTGCCGAACAGGGCGCCATCGAAGAGGTCGGCGAGCCCGCCCGCGCCGGGGGCGTCGAGCGAGAGCTCGAAGCCGATGTCGCCGCCGACCTCGAAGGCGGTCAGGATGCGGTTCCGGATCTTTCGCCCGGCGCTGATCTCGTTCGAGCGCTGGGTCGTCTTGTTGAGCGTCAGGCTCTCGCTGGTGATCCGCGCGGTGTCGAGCTTGGGCGGCCCCGCGGGCACTTGCCCCCAGTTGGCCTCCTTGACGAAGAAAAGCTGCGCCTGCGAGCTGTCCGCGCCCGCGCGGAAATCGGTGACCGTCATTGATCCGTGCTCCTCTGTCTTCTGACTTCTGATCAGGCCGTCAGGTCCGATTGATAGGGCGTTGCGACGTTGAGCTGATACCAGGCCCCGTCGGGCCCTATGCGAGTCAGCGAGGGGGCGCGGAGAATCATGCCGCCCAGGGTGATGCCGCGAAACACCGCGGCCGCGTCGTCGGCCAGCTCGTTGGCCAGGCCGTCGCCTGCGCCCAGCGGCGCGAAGATCTGGACCACCGCCACCCCGGTGCTGCGCCAGACCTTGGGCGTGCCCAGGCTGGCCTGGAACCCGTCGCCGGGCAGGACCGTGAACCGCACCCAGGGCGCCGGGTTGCCGTCGGGATCCAGCGCGTCCAATGCCGGGTCGAAGGCGGCATTGTCGTAGGCGATCGGCACCGTCGGGCGCAGCTGGAGCCATTCCACGGTGAAGTGCGCCCGGATGGCGTTGGCGGTTTCGGCGAAGCTCATGACCTAGTCCTCCCGCAGCCTCGACGCGCACTCCGGGCCTCGCCCTTCGTCCCTCGACAAGCTCGGGATGAGGGGCTCAGGACGAGGAGGTTCAGGTCGCGGCATTGGATCCTTTTCCTCGTGCTGAGCTTCCTCATCCCGAGCTTGTCGAGGGACGAAGCATGAGGACAGCCCGCAGCCCGACCCGCGTTCCCGCTAACTGGTTTTTCGCGCCGCCAGCGAAGCCAGCGTGGCCGCGACGATGCCGCGCGGCGCTTGGTTCGAGCTGCCGTGCTCGAGCATCCCGATGTAGGGAAGGTTGTTCGTGATCCAGATCGTCTCGAAGGGCCGGGCCCGGGCGATGGCCGCCACGCCCCGGGCGATGGCGGCCCGGCCGTCGGGATCGGCCGCGTCCAGCACGCCCTCGGGCGGCCGCGCCAGGCCGACCCGCCAGTTGGCCCGCGCCCGGCCGCTCCTGACCGGCGTGCGCAGCACCACGCCTTCGAGGACGTCGCGCGCGAGCCCGCGGCTCGCCTCGGCTACCGCCGCGGGGATCTCGCGCTCGGCGAGGCGCAGCAGCGCCGCCTCGAAGTCGCGCAGGGAGCTCGCCATCACGACCTCAAATGCAAGGTATAGAACGTGGTCTGCTCGCCGCTCATGACCGGATCGACGCACAGCAGGCTCCAGGGCTTGCCGTCGATGACGAGCCGATCGCGGGCCGGCTCCGGCACGACGTCAAGCCCCTTGGCCGGCAGGTGCGCCCGCAGGTCGCCGGCCTTCACCAGGGTGCCGTCGATCAGGGCCTCGCGGAAGCGCTCGGGCGGGCTCACTTTGACCGCGAAGTCTTCGACCGTGTCCGTGGTCTTGCCGGTCGCGGGGTCGTAGGTCCGCGTTAACCGGCGGAGCGTGACCGATTTCCCGAAAGTCCGGATCAGGCGCCCGGCCGTGGCCCGCGCCGTCCTATCGAAGGTCATGCCCGCACCAGCGCGGGTGCGTTCCCGTCGCCCTTGATCAGGCCCTTCAGCAGCAGGGTGACGAAGGGATAGCTCCGGCCGCCGGGCGCACCGCCCAGGTACTCGACCTCGAGCGACCCGACCTTCTCGCGCCGGGTCCGGCCGCCGCGCGCCTCGGCCGGTGCCAGCCGCTCGGTCAGGGCTTGGCGGGCGAGCTCCGCCGTGGCCTCGGCGACCTTCCCGGGAATGCCGGTCAAGGGCCATCCCTCGCGGTCGAAGGCGCCCAGGCGCGGCCAGCCGAGCCGCTGGCCGCCGCCCGGGTGATCGCCGACCCAGTCATAGCGGCCGTCCAGATACTGCGTCGCCTCGCGCAGCGCCGCCTCCTTGGCCAGCACCTCCGCGCCGGCCCAGGTCGCGTCATTGCGCCCGGACCAGTAGAGGTCCGCGCTTTCCAGAGACATGTAGCTGTCGTTCCCCACGATAAGCGCCATGGCAGCCACCTCAGATCAATGTCGGGATGACGGTCGCCACGCCGGTCAGCACGGTCGAGCGGTTGCCGGCGCCGTCCGTCACCTCGGCCTCGTGGTAATAGAGCCCGCTCAGCGCCGCCGTGTCCGAAGGGTCGAGCATGACCGTGAAGACCCCGTTCGGACCGTCGGTGATGGCGATGCCGGCGCCCAGCGACTTAGAGACCGCGGGCGCGGCGGAGCCGGCGCTGCACGCCAGCTGCCAGGCGATCGCCGCCGCCCCGGTCAGGTCGAAGGCACCACCCTGCGAATCGGTCACCGTGACCACGATGTCGCGGCTGTCGCCGGCGTGGATTTCGAAGTTCTGGACGTTGTGGGACATTCACGCCACCTTGCCGCTCAGGTTGATCGGCCCGGAAGATCCGGCCATCTCGGAAAGCCGGACCTCACCGGCGAGGTTCGTGCGCTCGACGATCGAGCCGGCGCCCGCATGGACGAGGTCGAGGGCCGCCGGCGCCACGCCGAGCGCGATGTTCCCGACCAGGATCCGATGGATCGTCAGCCCCAGACCGGCCGCGACGTCGGGCGTCACGGCCACCGCGCCCATGATCGCCGAATGGCGGCTGAAGGTCATGGCCGCGCCGAGCAAGACGACCAGCGTGACGTCGCCGATGATCGTGTTGCCGCCCTGGAAGGCCGTGCCGGCCGCCGCCGTCGGCGTGACGCTCACCGCACCCGAAAGCGCGACATTCAGGGTGTAGTCGAGCGCGGCCGCGACGCTCGGCGTGACGGGGATTGCCCCGGCCAGCGCCGCATGCCGGTTTGGGGCCAGCCCCGCCGCGATGCTCGGCGTAACCGTCACGGCTCCGGCGATCGAGTAGCTCGCCGCTCCCGTGCCCTGGGTCGCCGCGAGCAGCGCCGGCTCCGTCTTGACATAGACCCTCGGCGGGTTGGCTTCCATGATACCGCTGTCGACGGTACCATGGCGGCCGAGCCCCGAGTGATCTCGCTCAACCGGCCCATAGGTGTCGAGCGGCATGGCCAGCTCGGGCAGGACCAGGAGCTCGCGGAAGTCCTGGTCGCCCCTCATGTATGCCCGGCGCTTGTCCTGCGACCAGATCGAGCGGTCCACGAAGACGTCGGCGATCGCGCCCTTAAGCGCCGCTGTCCCGGCAGCGTGCGAGTTGCCGATGAACCCGGGCTTGGTCATCCCGCCGACGGTGCCCGTCGCCCCGACGGCGCCGCCCGAAACGACCGTATCCGGATCGTCGATGAAGATCCGAACGTTTAGCCCGTCGTAGACGACGACGAAGCTGTGCCAGCCCGCCGCGAGCGGGAAGGTCCCGGCGGCGGCGGCCAGGGTGACGACCGCGCCGCCGATCTCGATCCGGGTCCGTGCCTGGTTCTCGGAGCCCCCGCTGTCCTGTTGGCCGATCATCAAGAGGTGCTTGTTGGCCGCGGTGCCGTCGGCGAGGGCGAACAGCCGTGTATCGTTCTCGTCGAGCGGCGTCCCGTTCCATCGGCAGCCGTAGGAGATGACGTCCATGCCCGGCTTGAGCGTGATGTTGCCCAAGCTGATCTTGTGCGTGCCGCCGGCCGTGGGCCAAGTGCGCGCCATGGCGCTAGCTCTTCAGTTCGTAGACGATCCCCGAGACGGTGATGTTGCGGCCGGCGCTGTTGTTCCTGGCGCTGACGATCGCGCCCTTCCAGGGCCAGGGGATTTGGATGGTCCGCTCCGCCGGGTCCTCGAGAGAGGTGTCGAGCTCGACCGCGAGCATGGCGTGCTCGAAGGTGTCGAACTCGTCGCCGCCCGCCCCGTCCGTATCGCCCGTGGTAAAGCGGATCTTGCAGGTGACCGTGTCGCCGGCCTGCGGGGCGCCGTCGTTCTTGGCCCTGAGCTGCAGCGTCGCGGCGATCGTGCCCGCCGACGGGCTGATGGCGTCGCTCGCTTCGGTCGTGCCGAAGGGAACGGATTTGGAATTCGCCGCGGTCCAGGTGATCGGCAGGCCGCTATGGGTGGTCATGGCTCCGCTCCCTTACGCGATCGCGATGTTGGGCGTGATCTTGTAGGTGTCGTTCTCGTTGATCGTGTAGGGCCCGTTGCCGTCGACCTCGACGTAGAGCAGGCGCTTGGTGCCGCCCGCGCTCTTGGTGGCGATGAAGTAGCCCTGGACCGCGCCGGTCCAGCCGCCCGCGCCGCCGGTGAAGGTCTGCTGGGCATAGCTCGCCGTGTCGCCGACGACCGACCACGACGCGTCGGCCAGCGTGATGCGCGCATAGCCCGTGCCGGTCGGCTCGGTGATCGCCGCGTGGGCGATGGCCTCGCCGGGCGCCACATTCGTGAAGAGCCCCAGCTCGAGGTCCGCGTCGCGGTCGGCATGGATGCGCCGGTGGATCACCTGGGCGATCAGCGTTTCGCCTTCGTCGGGTGTGAATCCCGCCATCTCGTATCTCCTCCAAGAAACCGCAAAAATAGGGTCAGACCCTAATTGTTACGCTGCCGCAGGAACCAGGGCGCCCCCGCGGCCGCCCGGTCCCTGTCGTCTGTCATCTGTCGTCTGTCTTCTGGGTCAGCCGAGCACCCGAGTGATCAGCCGCGGGTCCTGGACCTTGGCGCCGGCCAGGATGTCGAGCGAGATGACGTCGGACTTGGCGTCCTTGTCGTAGTCCCAGACCACCCGGATGCCGAGGCCGCGGCTCTGCACGAACTCGGCCCGGCCCGCGCCCTGCGGCAGGGCCAGCGGCACCGCCGCCAGCACGATGGCGTTGGGGTGGAAGGCCAAATTGGCAACGTGGTCGCCGAGCGCCAGGCTGACGGCCTCGCCGCCGGCCAGCGCCAGTTTCAAGGCCGGCTCGATCACCACGGCCCCGGACGAAGACGCGCCGACGCTCACGGCCGCGCCAACCACGTAGCTCTGCGGATCGCCTGCGAAGGTGACTATGTCGCCCGCGACCAGGTCGATCGCCTCGCCCGCGTCGGTCGCCAGGGTGACCGACTTGACGCCCGACGCGTGCGCGCCCGACACGGCGATGGTGCCCGTGAGAGAGCCCGCCGTGTGGCTCTTGACGTTCTGGTTCATGAAGTGGTCGAAGCCCATGAAGCGGCCCATCGAGGCCTCGCGCAGCGCCGTGCCGTCGTCGCCGCGCTTGTCCGCCTCGGCGAAGGAGGGAATCGCGAAGAGGTCGGCCTTGGCCTGGGGGTTCATCACGGTGACCCGGCCGCCCAGCGGCACCCGCGCCTCGTTGAGCGCCTGGTCGATCGCCGCGACCTGGGCCAGGGTCGAGGGCGGCGCGCCGGCCGTGCCGACCGTCTGGTAGACCTCGGCGTACTTGGAGGCGACGTAGCCGTCGACCGCCTCGGCGATCGCCACCATGGCGGGGTTGAGCAGCTGCTGTCCGAAGTCCTCGATCGACAGGGTCATCTCCCGGTCGCTGACCTTGAAGGACACGTCGAAGTGCTTCTCCAGCGTCACCGGCACGCTCGATTCGGTGGCGTCCTGGATGGTCAGGACCGCGCCGTCGTACTCGTCCGCCGTGAAGGTCGCGGGGCCGCGCACCTGGATCGTGTCGCCGGCCTTGGCGCCGGCGAACTCGGCCTGATGGCCGCGGAACACCAGGTTGCCGAAGACCATGTTGCTCTCGAGCAGCATCAAGGCCTCCCGCGCGATCACGCTCGGGGTCAGGATCGTGTTTGCCATGTCTCGGGGTCCTCTCTTCCAAGGGGTCAGAAAACAGAGGCCAGGGATCAGGGATCAGGGATTGGTTGGTTCTGTTCTGATCCCTGATCCCTGTCTTCTGTCCTCTGAGCGCCGCATTAGGTAATGCGGCGGCTCCGGCGCAGCCGGGCGTAGTGTTCGGGCGAGAGCTCGCCGGCCTGCTCGTAGGTCAGCGCGCCTTCGGTACCGCGCGCGCCGGCGCCCGGGGCGCCCGCGCCGCTGGAGGGTGGCCACCAATGTGGCGCGGACTCCTTCATGCTCTCGAGCCATTCGGCCGGGGTCATGGGGCGCTCGCCGTCCGCGCCCGGGATCACAGCGCCCTCGGCGTCGCGCGCAACCGGGGTGCCCGCCTCGTCCAGCGTAAATACCCGGCGCCCGCGGCCGAGCGCGTCGTCGACAGCAGCCGGCACCAGGCCCACGCGGCTGGCCGCGTCGCGGACCGCGTCGTCGATCGCCAGGCGCGCGAGCTGCTCGTCGCGCCCCTTCACCAGCGTCTCGAGCCGCTGCCTCTCGTCCTTCAGCGCGGCATTCGTCTGCTCTAGGCCCGCGACCGCGCGCGCGACCGCCACGTCGATCAGCGTCTTGACCTCCGGCGCCTCCGGATCGAGCGCGCCGCTCTCGTCGCCGCCCCCCTGGGCGGCCGTCGTGTCTTTGGCCATCGATACCTCCTGGCTGGATAGATGCGCCCGCCCACTGGCGTTGCGACATACCCGGAGCAGGGCCTCCCGCCCGGACATGGAAAAAGCCGCCCGAAGGCGGCTTCATGGCGATGTGGTCACCGCGGCTGTGATCGCCTCAAGCGCTCCGGGCACGTCCCGAGGCATTGGCGGAAAGGGCTCGCCGGACGGCGTCCGGTTCGCGCTCGATGACCATCAGGAAGGCGCGGGCGGCCACGTCGGGCTGGCGTCGGCCCTGCTCCCAGTTCCGCACGGCGTCCACCGAGAACCCGAACTGGGCGGCGAACTTCACTTGCGACAGGCCTGTGCCTTGCCGGATCGCCTTCACGTCCAGCCGCTCCGGCACGTGCGCGACAAAGCCCTCGCGCTCGCCCCGCGCGTAGTCCAGCGCCTCGCGCGCGCCGCGAAGAATGCTCTCACCGGCCTTGGACATGCCGTCTTGCTCCTTTTCGGTACTCCGCCACCAACTGGCCCAGCACCCTCCGTAGCTCGTTCCGTTCGCGCTTGGTCAAATCGACCTTCTCACCCTTGCCGAAAACCGTCAGCAGGAACACCGGCACGGGTGGCCCGCTGTAGAACGAGATCACGCGGACGCCGCCGCTCTTTCCCTTCCCTCCGGCCGCCCAACGGGCCTTCCGGGCACCACCGGTTCCCGGCATGACGTCTCCCGCGTCGGGGTTAGCTGCAAAATGATCGACGAGCGCCTTATGCTCCTCTTCCGTCAGCAGCCCCTCTACACGGCGTCTAAACTCCGGGGTTTCGACGACCGTGTGCAAGGCACGACGCGGCATGAATGGAATATATGCCAATGGCGCATATAAGTCAATGGCGCATATAAGTCAATGGCTTATATAGGCCATTGGCTTATTTTTTGCTATGAGGCATCGACAGCAGGCGGCGCTTCAACGCGGCGTCAGTCGCCGACCAGGGTCCACTCGCCGCGCGCCAGGCAGCGCGCGCAGACGCGCATCCAGTCTCCCTCGACCTCGACCCGCATCAGCAGCGTCGAGGCCACGCGGCCCTGGTGGCCGGTGCATTTGGGGCAAATCCAGCGCCCCGGCCAGATGGTCTCGCTTCGCTCGGCGCCGTCGCCCTCAATGACCCTGAGCCGTGCCATGGAGCCAGTCTAGCACCGTGTCGCCGCTTTTAGTCGCTTATTGGGGTGTGCTCGGCTCCCCTTCCCGTTCCGCCTGGATCTCCGCCGCGCTGCGGTCCGCATCCACCACCTCGCCGCGTTTCAGCTCGGCGACCAGGTCGTCAAAGGCGATGGCGCCGGACTGCCAGAGCTGCAGGCGGGCGCGCAGGTCGTCGGCCGAGAGCGCCTCGGGCAGGAAGTCCTTGTTGAGCGCGAGCGACACGGCGGACGAGTCCAGCCCGGCCCACTCGGCGGTCCAGCGGAGCGCCTTCGCGAGGCCGTCGCCCAGGGTCTGGGCAATCGTCGTCAGGGTCGCGCCGTCGGCGGAGAAGCGCAGGCGGGTCGCCTCGGCGGTCTCGGCGGCGCGCTTCTGGCGCTCGAAGAAGCGCGCGCCCAAAAGCACCATGCGCGCCTCGCTGTCGAGCATCGCCTGGCGGATCGCCTCGATCCCGGCGCCCTGGAACTCGAGCATGCCGACCCGCGCCTCCGGATTCGAAGACGCCCAGAGCGCTCCGGAACCGATGCGGCTCGGCATCTCCTCCTCGGCGAAGCCGGTCAGCCAGGGCGTCGGCTGGGCGGTCAGAAAGAGCGACTGGCGGTAGTCGGCCGAGAGCTGGTAATGCCCGATGGTCTCGTCCACCAGGCCCAGGAGCGGCGGTTTCTCGACGTCCGGGTCCAGGTCGTCGACCCCCAGGAACAC